GGCAGAGGCGGTTGCCCTCGGTCTGGCCATGCCCGCACAGACACCTCAAGAACCAACCCCGCCGGGAGAAGGAGAAGAGACACCCCCCACGGAGTCAGAAGCTCCAACTCCCCCCTAGGGGAGAAAAAGGGACGACCGGGGCCACACTGGCCCCGGTCAGTCCCACCAGATAACATCAAGACAGAATCTGGAAACGCGGGCAAAAGCCCACGAGGAGAACAACATGAGACGAAGACGCATGAGCAAGAAAAACTCCCGCAGGAGCTTCCGAAAGGGAGCCCGTAAGGTCAACCGCAAGAACCTCCGCGGGATGCCCATGAGGGGAGGCTGGCGCCTCTAAATGAGCTGCTACTCCCCAATCAAAGGGTACCGAGGCCGGGACGGCATCGTACGGTTCCAAAGACCGACAGACACGATGATCGTCCTAGCCGAAGTACCCTGCGGGCAATGCATCGGATGCCGAATGGACAAGAGCAGAGACTGGGCGCTCAGGTGCATACACGAGGCACAATCCCATCAAGAGAACTCGTTCGTCACGCTCACGTACGAAGACTCCCAGCTCCCGCTGGTGGGATCGCTCAACGTGCGACACTGGCAGCTCTTCGCAAAACGCCTCAGACATCGAATTCAACAGGAGCCTTTTAGAACTCCTCAAGAAACACCAAAACCTCCTCGCAAAACTTTCAGATTCTTTCACTGTGGCGAATACGGAGAAAGGGAAGGAAGACCTCACTACCACGCAGCAATCTTCGGCCTCGACTTCCACGAGGACCGCAAGTTTTACAAAGTCAAGCGTGGTAACACCTATTACACATCGAAAATACTCGAAGACACCTGGGGACATGGCTTCGCCATCATCGGAGAACTCACCTTCCAAAGCGCCGCCTACGTCGCCCGATACATCACCAAAAAAATCACCGGCGACCAGGCCGCCGCACACTATCAACACATAGACCAAGCAACGGGCGCCGTTAGCCAACTCAAACCCGAGTACACCACTATGAGCCGGAGACCCGGCATAGGGAAAAACTGGTTCGAGAAATACCGAACCGACGTTTTCCCACACGACTACGTGGTGGCTAACGGCGCCCGTTGCAGAACACCAAAATACTATGATAACGAATACGAGCTATCCGACGCCGACGACTTCGCGCTAATCCGCGCTCAGCGTCGACGTCTGGCCGCTCGTCGCATCAAGAACAACACACCCGAACGGCTCGCAGTGCGAGAACGAGTACAAGAGGCGAAATACAAACTACTCAAACGGCCCATCGAATAACACTACAAGCAACAACATCAGACATCCAATAAAGAAAATAAGAGGAGTCCCAAATGATTCAAAAAGTATTCTCAATATACGACTGTAAGGCCGAAGCATTTCTGCCCCCGTTCTACACACACAACGCACGCGTAGCCGTACGAATGCTGCAGAAAGCAGCAACAGACACGTCCCACGACTTCTGCCGCTTCGCGGCCGACTACACCCTATTCGAGATAGGGGAGTGGGACGACACCACCGGAATGTTCCTCGAGCAAGTAAGCCACGTAAACCACGGAACCATCCTCATCCTCATAGGACAGGAAAAATCCAACAATGTTTGAAACCAGCAAACGACCCAGCACCACAGGCGGACAACACGCCTTCAGCCGGATCCCTTCCGCTCAAATCGAGCGATCACAATTCGATCGCTCCTGCGGAACAAAAACAACCTTCAACGCCGGGCTCCTTACGCCGATATTCGTCGACGAGGCACTGCCCGGCGATACAATCACCATGAAAGCCACAATCTTCGCCCGAATGGCGACCCTTCTACATCCCATCATGGACAACATGTACGTAGAAACCTTCTTCTTCAGTGTCCCCAACCGACTCATCTGGACCAACTGGCAAAGGTTCATGGGAGAACAAGACGACCCGGACAGCGATACCGACTTTGAAATACCTCAAATGGATAGCGGAAGCTCAGGAGGCTACGCTATCGAAAGCCTGAGCGATTACTTCGGCATCCCAACCGGGAGAGAAGGCATAACACACTCGAGCCTCTGGCATCGAGCGTACAACCTCATCTGGAACGAATGGTTCCGAGATGAAAACCTGCAGGACAGCGTAGTCGTAGACAAAGACGACGGACCCGACGACCCAACCGACTACGTACTCCTGCGTCGAGGCAAACGGCACGACTACTTCAGCAGCTGCTTGCCGTGGCCTCAAAAGGGCGATTCAATCGAACTCCCACTAGGCGCCACTGCGCCTCTCGTGGGAACCCTCGATATCGACCCAACAGGAACCGCACCCTCATGGACAATCGGCGGAGGCGGTTCACTCGCACTCAGGCGCTCAGACAGCGTAACCAACGCCGTATGGTCCGCCAGCGGAGCAGAAGGCGACGCAGGCTGGGCTGACCCCCAGCTCGAGGTAGACCTCAGCGTCGCACATGCGGACCTCTCAGCGGCTACCGCCGCAACAATCAACAGCATCCGACAAGCAGTCCAGATGCAACGCCTACTCGAGCGAGACGCCCGAGGAGGCACAAGATATACAGAAGTCATCCGAAGCCACTTCGGAGTCACCTCCGACGACGCAAGACTTCAACGCCCCGAATTCCTCGGAGGCGGAACAACCCCCATGATCGCCAAAGCTGTCGAAGCGACAGCCGATTCAGTCCCCCTCGAAGTGGGGGAGCTCCGAGCCATCGGCGTAGCCGCCGATACCAACAACGCCTTTACCAAGTCGTTTACGGAGCACTGCACCATCATCGGGATGATTGCAGTAAGAGCAGATCTCAACTACCAGCAAGGCCTGCCGAGAATGTTCAGCAGGCTTACACGCTACGACTACTACTGGCCGGCCTTGGCCCACATCGGCGAGCAGGCCGTCTACAACAAGGAGATCTATGCACTAGGCTCCGAAGGCGCAACAGACGACGACGTCTGGGGCTACCAAGAAAGATACGCGGAGTACCGGTACAAGCCCAGCATGATAACCGGAGAAATGCGAAGCTCGGGAGGAGAAAGCCTGGACACATGGCACCTCGCCCAGGACTTCGACCCGCTTCCCACACTGGGGGCTACCTTCATCGAGGAAAACCCCCCGGTGGACAGAATCATCTCTGTCACCATGGGAACCGAAATACTCCTTGACAGCTTCTTCAGCTTCAAACACGCACGACCTATGCCGACCTTCAGCGTCCCGGGTCAGATGGACCACTTCTAATGGCCGCCGCAGCAGCCGGCATAGCAGCCGGTGGAGGCATAATCGAGAGCGCCATCCAAATGGGCGTCTCTCACAAGATGGCCAAGAACCAACGCGAGTGGCAACAAAAGATGGCCGAGACCGCCTACCAGCGCACCGTCAAGGACATGCGCAAGGCCGGTCTCAATCCAATACTCGCGACCAAACTAGGAGGCACAACCGCAGGGCCAGGAGCTTCCGCAACCGCACAACGCGGAAACGTCACCGGCTCGGCAATGCAAGCCTACAAACTCGGAAGCGAGGTAACGCTCCTCAAAGAGCAAGCCAAGCTTGCAGAACAAGACAGATGGAAAAGCGCCGCCAACACTGCGGCCGCCTACGCCGCAGCCGAAAAAGCTCAAGCCGAAACTCAAATCATTGGCGCCGGAGTCACCCGCGCCAAAGACGTCGAAAAGTTCGACAAGAGCACACCCGGAAGCTGGTTCCGGTACCTACGCGAAGCAAGCCGCGCAATCCAAGGAAAATAACTATGCCCAGGCAATATCAACGAGTACAACTCAGTTGCGACGGCGACAAGATCCGCACGCAACAACACTTCAAAGACGAGTGCGACATCAACGTACTCACACAACGCTGGCTCAAAGGCGGAGGCAAACCGCCACCGCCAACCCAGCTCAACTACGGAGACTTCTCCAACGTCACGGACTTCATGTCCGCGAAGCTCGCAATCTCGAACGCGGAACACCTCTTCCAGAGTCTTCCCGCACGTGTCCGCAGCCGTTTCGAGAACTCCCCGGCCCAGCTGTTGGCCTTCGCTGAAGATCCAAACAATCTGACAGAGGCGGTTGCCCTCGGTCTGGCCATGCCCGCACAGACACCTCAAGAACCAACCCCGCCGGGAGAAGGAGAAGAG